CATTATATCTTAATGAAATTTGTGTTTTAAAAGCAGGATCATCTGAGAACTCAGGGTACTTAAGACACATTTGAATATAGAGTGGCTTAACAAGAATCTCTTGCCATGAACTTCTTAAACGATTAATAAATTTAGCAAATTTAATCTCGTCACGAATCATACCATCAGCAGCAAGATTGAAATCTCCACCACCGTCTTCATACATAAATCTATTGTAAGGGATTTTAGAAACTGCTTTTAATTTATCAGTGAAGTATTTTAATGCTTCAGTATCTGATAATTCTGGACCATCTCCACCAAGTGTTTCAATTTCTGGTTGTTCTCCATCTTTAGATGGTAACCAATATTCTTTATTAAATTGTAGCATTGGTTTACCATTAGTTTTCAGCATACCTGAATCCCAATCGAAATCTACAACTTCTTTATAGTTATTCATTAATTGTGCCAACGATTGTTTAGCACGTGTTTTAGATTTACCTCCAACTGGTATAATGAATTTCATTCTATAAGAAGCATTGGTAACAGCCCAAATAACGCGGGTGTGTTCCATAACTCTCATTAAGTTAAACGATCTAATTAAACGTTCAACATAAGAAATTCTTGATGCAGTTGTGATAGAAGAGTAAGAAATATAAATGATTTGAGAATCATATAACTTTCTCTCTTTAATTGGATCATCTTTAAACTGGATCCAAACTTTTTTACCGTCTTCTTTATTATAACCAGGTACTAGAGTAACTGGATCAATTTCTTTAAAACCGATGATTTCCGTCATTTCTGGATTGTAGATAATCTCAAATGATAGATAACCATCAACTAACCATTTACGGAAATAGAACCAAGCTGATTGATCGGCTGCAAAACCAAAATATTGATAGATGTTTCTATATGCTTTATTAAGATAACTATTAACCTCTTCAGAAACTTCCATACCGATAATATCGGGATTGGCGATAAAATTCTTCTCATCGTATACAATAGCTTCATCACAAAGAATATCAAGAATGTCTTCAATCTCATCATGCATTGAGAAGCCTCTTAACTCTTCTCTCTTTGTTTTATAATTCATGTCGAAGAACGGAATGTTCTTACGCATGTTTGTATCAGCCATTGATAGAGCAGCAAATGCTCCATAAATATCATCATTGTCTGAACCCATCATGTTCATTTGGCCGTAACCAAACTGATCTTCCATAGGTCCAATCGCTTGAGATTGTCTAAGTACTAAATCGTCGTAGTACATACCAAACGACGATAACCTTTTCAATCCATCACTTAGATTGAAAGGTCTCTTGGAACTAAAAGGTCCGTTTTTATTTACAAATCCCGCCATGTAGCTTTAGTTTTTTATTGTTTTATATATTAAGATTTTTATTGTCATTCTTTCCAGTGTTATCCTTAGGTGGCTTTATCACTTTCGGCTTATTGTTTTTATCAATATTATATTGTTTAAACTCATTCCGAATTTGAGTAACTGTGGCATTATGTATTTTTGCAAATTCACATATTGCTATTTTCGGCCAACTTTCATAACTTACAACTGCCTGATTTTTCTTTAAATTAGGTAAATATCTTCTAATTGCAAATCCAAATCCATAACGATCTAAAAACATTTTAGCATTTTCATATTTAAGATCGAGTAAAGGACTTTGTTTCCTAGCATCATTTGCTCTAGCACCTTTTTCATTTGCTTTAATCTTACCTTGTAGTCTAGTATAAAGAGCATCTAACATTTCCTGTCTAAATTTTGCAGGAAGTAGATTTAAATTGATACCAATATCAGTATGGTCATGTGTATCTAGTGCTAAGACAACTGGTGCTTTATCAAACCATTTCATTCTCTCTTCGGTAATTGGATGCTCATATTTAAAAACATAAATTTTACCGGGTTCAAATCTTTTTCTAGTAGGTTTGGCTTCCATTGCCTCTCTAGCATCTAATGAAGTTTTAAACCAATTAGTTGCCACACTCTTAGCTTTGGCATATCCGCCATTGTCTTTGAACATTTCTTTTATTTGGTCTTTAATGTAACCCATTAATTGTCTTTTCTGTTAAGATTTGAAAATTCCAATTTCGATTGGAACAGTATGATTTGGCTGCTATATATTTATCCAAATTTTTAGTGTACTGCTCGACCATGTACTTATAACTATTAAGTGACTTAGCCGAATTTTTCTTTGGGGGAAGTGGTTTTTTAAGCTGGTCTTCTGGCTTAATTTCTATAAGAATGTCTTTGGTTTTACCATCATCTTGTAAAACTCTAATAAAAAAGTCTGGATTGTATTTATGTTCTCTACCATCCAGTCTCCAAAAATATTTAATTTCAACAGGTTCGCTTGACCAATAAATAACCTTTTCATTTCGATCGCACCAAATCATGAATTTCCGCTCCCAAGAGGAACGGAAAATTACTGGTGATTGTCCAACATATTTACTTTTATTTTCGGGCTGATAATATCCTTGAACAAATCCTGAATTCTTACTTGGTTTGACTTTCTTTATTGACATTAGATACTATATATTCCTCCGCCACCTTCTCCGTCGCTATCACCATTACTGGTTCGGTCTAATGAGATGGTACCTTTGTACTTTAAAGGATGTAGTTTATTCCATCCTTTCGCATATCCTCTTTTAGCAATTTCTGTAAAATATGCAAATGCATTTGTGTATTGGGGATTAAAGTTTCTCCAATATTTTAATAAATCTAGTATGGCAAATTGTAGACAATCTTGTCGATCATCGTCGTTAACAAATCTTAATTTATTTAAAGCTTTTTCTGCTAATAGAATTAACATCTTTTCTGCATCTCTAGTTAATTTGTCTTGTTCTTTTGATTCAACTATTGCTGCATAAAAATCTCTATTATTTAGATAGTTTTTATTTGCTCTGGGTTTTCTTTCAGCCACGATATTTCGTTATTTTTAGGTATTATATAGCCGATAATAGATTTGTTTATTAACTCAAAAAAGGGGACGCTTTGCGACCCCTTTTAGAATGTGTTATGTATAAAAATCTTAAGCGTTTAACTCAGCAATTTTAGCTTCCCAACCTTTAATCTCTTCATTGATTAATTTATCAGCAGCTTTAATCTCTGGATTCTTTTTATCAGCATTTGCCAATAATTCTCTTTGCTCTTTTAAGAATACGATTGTAGATTCGTAAGCCATAATAGTTTTTGCTTTTTCTGCAATTTCTACAGCTTCAACCTCTAAGAATTCTACTAAGAAAGCTGATGCATCTTGGCCAGTTTGTTCTTTAACATACTCTAATGCAGAAGTTGCATTTTCAGCTTTAAAGAATTTAGCAATTCTATTTTCAGAATTAAATCTTGAAACGTAGATATTGTTTTCAACTTTCATTAAATCTACTGTATTGTCTTTTCCTTCAAAACAAGATACGAAATCTAATTGAATAAAAGAATCTAGCATTGATGGTAAACTTTCAAATAATTCAGCAGTAATTTTGTGCTCATATTTAACAGCTCCGGCTGCAACAACATGATTAACAAATGATTCAGCTAAAATTTCTGAGTTACCCCAAGTAAATTTACCTTCGGCAATATTGTAGTTAAATCTTGCGGCACCGTAATACCATTTAACGTTCTCATTAGTGAATGTGAACGATTGAATAGCTCTGATTTTGTTGCCAAATTCAGGCGTAATTTGGTTATGTTCTAATTCTTTTATTTCAGAACCAACCATCTCAAATACGCGTCCATTCAAATAGAATTGAACTCCGTTTTCGGTTTGATTAATTGGAGACAGAATGTTTTTAGTCATTTTTTACTCTGGTTTTTTTCTTTTATTATATATCTAGTTCTATATATCGTTCTGATCGATAATATTAACGTCATCTTGCATAAAGCCTCTTTTAAATTCGGCTTGATTTTGTTCAGTAACAGTTGATCTGATTTCAAACATTCGGTTACCAATATGCCTTTCAGTATTTCCTTGAGATTTCTTTCTCTTACCTGTAACACCATTCGGTCCATTTATAGAACCATCTGAGTCAAGTCCTAAAACATCTGTTAAATCATATCCATCTCCTAAATCAAAGGCTGGTAAGAACGAGTTCACTTCTAAAGTTAATGCAATTTTATATTTACCTTTACTTTCAAAAGTATATTCTATTGGTCTTTCTGGGCTATAATCATCTGGCATAGCATAGTACGCTGCTATTTTATAAGTACCCTCATTAAGATGCCCAACTTCTGTATAATAATAGTTGGATTTGTACATCTTTTTGATTAGCATCTCTGTAATCTTTAATGCATCTAGCTGAGAAGATACTAAAATTTCAACTGCAAAAGACATTGTAATCGGAATCATTTCAAATTCTGCAGTATATCCTTGCATTGAACCATTCTCATCTAAACGAGTATATGCTCCTCTATTTCGACGATTAACTAATTTAGCCGAATCGATTTGAATTGATTCTAAATTAGCAACTCCTCTAGGAATTATTTCATAATTACCATCTGCATAAGCTTTATTTGGTACGCAATCCGGACCAACTGCTGTAGTAAATAGAAAATTGTCCCTTAGGAAATCATCATCTCCTGTTACCGAGTAATAAAAAGGAACATCAATTACTGCTCTTTTATTCTCTTCTAATTGACGATAAAAATAAACTTTGTTATTTAAATCAGCTAAGAATCCGATAATAAGATGTCGGATAACTGAATCGTCTGAATTGTATTTTACGTTATATGATGCCATACTCTATATATTATTCGATGGACTCAATATCAAATCTTGAGAACCCGTTTTCTTTATATATGTGTATTTTTTTATCAAACATTTCGTGAGGTAGGACAGTGTGATTAATCACAAACGTATTAATCTTACTCTCTTTAATAACCTGGCTTAAGATTTTTAAGATATTGTAAATACCATCTTGGTCAACAGAACTTAATAACTCATCTAAAAATAACAAGTTTAATTGAGGGAATCTTAATTTAAGAATCTTGATAATTGCAATAATTACGATAAAATCTGCTTTCTTTCTCTCTCCAGTCGAAAGAGTCATTGGATTAATATTCTCTCCTAAGTGATTAATAATACAATCAAACTTCTCATCAAAACGAATATGGAATGGTAAGTGCATAGTTGCTGCCATGGCTGCAATATTTGCATTTAAACCTGGTAGAATTGTTTTGATTGCCAAGTTTTTAACACCATCTTCTCCTAATACCGATTCGATTGCTTCTAAGAAATTGTAATCAGAATTTAATGCTGCTTTTTGATTATCTTTTTCTGCTTCTTTATCTTCAAAATCTTGAATGATTTGTTTTAAATGGTCGAATTCTTTATTATCACTAAGGCTACTTTTAATTTTAAGTAACTCTGATTTAAGAGATTCAATTGAAACATTCATACCAGAAACTCGATCTAAAACTTGACGTTCTTTGGCTCTTAAACCTGTAATCTCTTCACCAATATCTCTAATCTCATCTTCATGAACTTTCATTTGATCTGGAATTCCAGTACATTTATGTTCAATTTCATTCTTTCTTTCAATATGGAATTCAGTTGATAGAGGAGCTTCGCATGTTGGACATGCATTTTTCTCGTACAACTTTAATTTTCTTTGAAGTTCTTCATACTCATATTTTAATTTTGAATATGAAGATTTTGATGTATCTAAATCGGTTACTTTAGTACCAATAGATTTCTTAATTTTACCAATAGCCTCTTCAAGTTTCTTTTTATCATCATTCATACTAATCAATGATGTTTTCAACTCTTCGATTTTATCTTTACTTTTTTGGTCAGATTCCTCTAAAAGTTGATTTAATTTAACTTGAACTGAGATAACATTCTCGCTGATTTGTTTTAGCTCTCTTTCAAAAGCATCTAAATCACTCTTAATATTCTTTCTCTCTTCTTTGATTGCTTTTTGCATATCATTTAAGATAGAGAATCCAAACATTTTATCGATGATCTGTTTCTTATCACCTGGTGTCATCGTTAAAAATGATTTAAAATCATTAACAGACAATATTATAATGTTCTTAAACACATGGTAGGGTATGCCGTATACTTCCTCTTCTAAGTAATCTTGTACCGATCTTTTACCGGCTTTATCATACTCAACTCCATTAAGAGAAACAGTAAATATTGCAGGTGCTAGACCGCGTTCGATAATTACTTCGATATTTTTACATTGAATAACAATTCGAACCCATAGATTCTTATTAATTCTATTTGGTAAGTCAGCTAATTTAATACCTTCTAATTTACCATACAATGCGTATATAATGGCATTAGCGACAGTAGTTTTACCGTCGCCATTTTTACCAGTTGTTAAGTATAATTCAGAAGAATCTTCGGGTAAGGTTAGTTTTTGTACTTTATTACCGTAACTTGCGAAGTTCTTGAATTCGATTGATTTTATTTTCATTGTTCGATATCGTAGTTATATGCACATTGGTCATGTAATTGTTTTAGTCTACTTTTAATCTGTTGTTTCATTTCGTCGTCATGACTTAATCCATCAACATATAAATTACATAAGTGCAGAATATTATAATTTTTGTACAAGTCCTCAATTTCATCTAGATCGTAAAAATCTTTATCTAAGAAGTTCTCTTCGTCATAAATATTTGGTTCAATCTTTCGACTAATTTTTTGGATCTTATTAATCAATTTAGAAAGAGCATTTGAAGATGCAATTTTAGCTGGAACATAAAGATCCACAAAATTGTTTTCGATTTCTTTCTTAAAGTCTCCTAATGGTGTATTATAAAGATTTGCTAAATTGTATTTAACAAACTTTGGTGAGGTTTCATTTTCAAAGAATGTTTCGTTCATTGTTGCTAAATCAACCAAGTCAAATCCTTTAGGATTATTTGAATCTGATCGAGTTAACTGGTATGGAGTACCTACCATTCTTAATTTACCTTTCTTTTGTCGGTAATGAATATGACCAGAATAGACTGCAGTATAACCATTATAGGTTTCAATTGAATTACCATGTTGATTATTAACCTTAGCGTTTAGTTTAATTCCTGTAACTTCAGAGTGACAGAACACTATGTCTATTTTAGAATACTTAGCTAGGGTTTCAGCTTCATGATTTGCATCTCTTCTCCATGGCATTAATAGAATATTCTTTCCACCCCAATTAAATGTTTTACATTTCTTATAAATACCAACATTTGGGATCCATTTAAGAGTATCAATTGAAGTAACATCATTTGACTTCTTAGCCCAAATATCGTGATTTCCACAGATAACATGAGTTGGCATAATTTTACCAAGACGCTCAAATAAATCTACAGCATAGTGTAATACTTTTAAATTGATGCTTTGTCTATTGTCAAACACGTCACCAACTTGTACTAGAACATCTCCTTCTTGATAATTTGCTTTCAATGTTGGAACAAAAACTTTATCATAATATTCTTGTTGTATTTCTAGCCATTCTACAGAATTTGCTCTGACTCCTAAGTGCATATCACCAAGAATCCAAATTCTTTTAACGGGTTGTTTTAGTGTTTTTTCGTCGATCATTAGAACAAACGGTTTATCTTTTTTCTTTTTAAAATATTAGTTCGTATATCAAGTTCTTGGATTAGGTCTTCTTTGAACTTATTTCCAAGTGATGAATAGAACTTAGTAGGATGGACATTAAAGTATTCGCAGGTTTCGCTAAACAATTCAATTAATGAATATTTTTTAACTAGTTCACCAACTATAAATTCATAGACTTCGTTAATATCAATCTTTTTTAGTTTCTTAGTATCATGCATATCATCTAAGTCGTTGAAATGCTTGAATCTTGAACCTAAAATAGCAGAATGAATATCTCTACGTATCATTTCCAACTCTATCTTCTCATCTTCCGATCTGTCATCAGAATACTGTTTTGAAACTTCGAATGAAATCGAACCATTGAGTTCGAACTCAGAACTTTCAAAAGTATTATTGAATATTTTATCTACTTTTTGCGTCATATTGAGTGTATGTTTGAGTTTGTTGTTTCATCGGTTTCAGTTAAACGCATATAAGTATAATTGATGTTTAATTTACACTTCATACCTTTTCCTTCTCCATCACGAATTTTTAATACTTTAAGCCAGTATTCGTAACTTGCTCTCATTAAATCATCTTGAATAATACCTAACATAACATCGGCAGTATGAGAAAGACCAGCAGATTCTGATACATCTCCCATTCCAATGTCAGTAGAATTATAACCACTTCTTGTAATCTGTGTTGCAGTTACAATTAACCAATTATTTCTAACTCCCATTGCTCTTAAATCTTCAGCAATTTGTTTAATCTTTAAGTAAGTATTTTCAGAGTTTGGATTTCTATAATTAGATAAAATGTTAATGTAGTCAATTACAACAGCACCTAATTTAATTTTACGTTCTTCTTCGATTTGTTTTAAATAAGCTTCGATATCTGGAACGGTTGCTTGGGATGTAGGAAACTGCTTAACAAATAATTGTCCGGGAGGGGTTAATCCGTCGCCAACTCCTTCTAATCTTCTACGAATATAATCAGTTGCTTTTGATTTTTCATCATATTCAGCCATTGGAATTGTTAATAAATTCGAACCAATTCTTCGCATGAATTTATAAGCTGCCATCTCCGCAGTAATTACTGCTGTATTTGTACCCATTTTAACAAAGTGTGCTGCATCATTTGCTAAGAAAATAGATTTACCAATGTTTTGTTCTCCGACATAAACTGTTAAAGTACCAGATTTATCATAACCACCACCAAGAATTCGGTCTAAGAAAACATAAGGTGTTGGGAACTTAGAAGACTCATTGTATTGGTGATGTTCTGGATTAAAGAAATCTAATCCAATATCAGAATTAAATACTAATGAGTTTCTATCATTGATTAATGTTTTAACTTTGGAAATGATTTGATCTGCATTTTCTGGAGTAACATTGGTAGATTTAATGTATTCAATCGTATCAACTAAAGTTGTATCGAAGTTTCTCCATTTAATCCATGCTTCTGCAGTAGATGTTAACCACTCTTCGTCATATTGTTTTAAATCAGAATCATAAATCATATCGACCATATCTGGATCGATTTTCTTTGTTATCTTCTGAGTTAGTAATTTCATTTGCTCAGCACTTGGAGCTTCATGAAATCTTTCATAAAATTTAGTCGCAAGATAATGTAAGCTATCTATATCTTCCGAAGTATAGAATCCTTTTTTAATTGCTTCTAGATACTTTGGCTTCGATAACGATAGCTTAAAGAATATTTTTTCAAAATCTTGTCCGAAATTCATATGAATGGGTTTATAAGTATTGTATAAGACTCTTTGCCTTCTGTTTCACAGGTACAATCAATAAGTCCTAACTCGATTGCGTGTTTCAATCCTCTTTCAGATTGTTCTTCTCTACCCTTTGCATGATAATTTATCAATGCTGCCTTGGTAAAAGATGAACCGTGGCGATCAGGATTTCTGATCGCTCGGTTTATAAAGGCGTAGACAATGTCAAAGGCATCTGGGAAATCTGGAAATTCTTGTTCAATTCCTAAGATATATTTGATTGGCAACTTGTCTTCCTCTATTTTGTAGACATTTGGTTGCTGCATATTAATCTTCGTCTGAGTCGATAACATCATCAATATCGAATCCTAAGTCTTCGCCTGCTGTGTTATAATTAAATAATGGTTGTATATGTTTCTCGATTTTTTGAAGAACTTCAGTGTTAAAGACTTTATCAGTAAAGAAATCTTTGTTTGGTACTACTTCATCTAAATGCTGACAGATCCAAGTTTTAGCAGTATCTTTTTTGATTTTCTCTTTCGTCTTAGGATCGATAATTCCTCTAGTTACTCCACAAATATCCCAAGTTGCATATTGCTCTAATCCAACATAACGATTCATTCCCTTAGTAAAATCTAAATGGAATTTAATTGCAGTTGGTTTGGCAAAACGATTCTTAGCAGGTTTTGCAGTTACAATAATACCAACTTTTTCTGCTCCATCTTTTAATTGTGCTTTGTTTAACATCAACACGATAGATGCTGCATATTCAGGTCCAGTTCCACCACCTGCAATTTGTTGAGGTATGAATGATTGAGACTGGTAAGTATGGTTTGTAAATAGGAAAGGAATCTTTAGGTCAGCCATTGGCGTCATGATAATTCTAAAGATTGATTTTAATACTTTAGAACGAGTCATATCTGCTTTATCAGATCCTGATGCTGCATCTTCGATTTCTTTTTGAGTTGCTAAGTTACCAGCAGAATCTAATACCATCATTACTTTTGGAATAGATGCTCCGCCTCTTTTAGCTTCTTGCATTTTCTTAGTGATTGACGTTACTGAAGTTCTAAACTCCTGTACAGTATTCACTGGTTGGTAACTGACTTTAGTTGTATCAATACCAAATTTTTTCATTAGGTCTTTATCAACTGCTGCTTCAGAGTCATAATAGATGACGCTGTAACCCATGTTGATTGCTTCTCGAACAGTATTTAACATTAGGAATGTTTTACCAGTTCCTGAAGGTCCTGCTACTGAACAAGATCGGTTGTTCGGCCATCCACCAAAAAGACTACCAGAAACACATGCATTTAAATGAAAGTTTCCTGTATCTAACCATTCAGTTACTTCAGAGAAATCTGAAGTTTCCATAATGGATCCTAGTGGGTTTAATTCTGCTAATTCAGCGTTGATGTCATCAAACGTGAATGATGTTACTTTTTTAGCCATTGTTTTCTATATTTTTAAAAAGGTCTGCTTCTTTTACTCGAAGTTCGTTAATTTGATTAATTGAATCAGTAAGTTCCTGTTTCAACATTTCGATTCTTATTTTTAAAGAACCAACTTTACCGTAAATTTCACGGTATTTTTCAATAACTTCAAGTTGTTCCGGCGTTAGTTGTGATGTATCAATCATATTAAAATAATGAAGTTGAGTAAATTAAGTTTCTGTTTAGAGTTTGTAATCCAATTGATTCTAATAAACGATTCAATGGATCAATCATACTCTTTTCAAATTGTACTTCATAATCAATTGGTGGTGCTATTTCGTATGGATGATCTCCAGGAAAATATGCGAACATTTCGCAAGTTTTGTGGTTACAATGATACAATCTTAGCTTTTCACCATTACCGATTAATTTGTATTTGTTCTTGTACTTTGGGTTGTTATTCAATAGATAATTGTAGAATCCTGCTGCTTTCACATTAGGTGGACATTTAGAACCATACTGGAATTCAATATGGTCATCAACGATATATTTTTCAATATTATTTGTTCTCTTATTGAATGTAATATCATCAATATTTGCCATCTTAAATTCTTTCTTAGTTTTCTTAAGAAATGTAACCATCTTACCAAGAGTTTCGGCATTTGGTTTTTCAGTAAACAAGATTTGAATTGCTTCAGTTAATTTCTTACGAACAAAAGTAGGAGTTGAAGATTGAATTGAATCAAATCCAATAACTTTTAATTTCTTAAGTGAAGGGTATCTTTCATCTTCTTTTAACTTATCTTCCCATGCAATATCTTGAATGTACTTCTTTTTAGCCATCCAAATTCCAGCATATGCAATCGATTCTAATTCAAATTGTAAGAAGCTTTCTGTATTTCTATTTTCAGCATACTTATCTAATGACTTTGAAATATATTCTTTAATTCTAAGATTGTATATTGCTAAAATAAAAGTTGCAATATCCATCTTTTCGCCAAGCCATTCAATAGAATCATACATCTCTTCAAACTGAACATAGTTCGAATCTGTATCAATGTAAATTACTGCTTCTTTGTAAATGTTGTTCTTGACTCTAATATTTAGTTTCTGATGAACATCTTTATCTTTAATAAAGAATTCTTGGAAATACTTATTTAGAATTTTTGCAGAATAAAGGATTGCATTTTGTCCTTGTAGTGTGATGGATTCAGCAATATCAATATTGAAAAAATGGAACCACTGGTTCCCAAAGGCTCCATAAATAGAGTTTAACGTTACTTTAACGGCTTGTTCATAAGCTGTAAACTTGGCGGACTCATTCTTAAAATGAGTCGCCAAGATTTCAAGCTCGTTTCTGGTAAGTTGCTCTTCAGGTTTATTTAGTAGTTCTTCGATTGTCATTAATCAGCGGATTGGCAAGTTGCAATAGTTAATAAAGTAGCAGATTCAGTAGAACGTAATACTACGCGGTTACCGAATACGTAAGCTTTGTAGTCTTCTTTGTCAAGTAAACTCAAATACTTTTTATAAACTGTTACATTTGCTTTATCACCTTCAAATTCAGTACTTACTAATTTGCTGTATGATTTACCACTAATTTTAACACCGTCATCAGAAGATGAGATACTAAATGTTTCATCTTTATCTAAGTTAAATAAAGATTTGATTTTTCCAGTTTCAACATTACTTAATTCGAATACGAAATCAGATCCTTCAGTATTGAAGATTCCTTGTAATTGAGATTCTGTTAAATCTTTGTAACCTAAAGAAGGTTCTGAACAAGATAATGTGATTTCCAAATCATCATTAAAGATTTTGAAACTTGTTGCTACACAATCTTCATCATTTTCAATGAATTCAATTTCACCATGGATACCTTGGTAATCGAATTGTTTAAATGCTTCGATTAATTTAGCCGCATCAAAAAATGCAACTTTTAATTCTTTTTCAGGTGTCTCGCCTGATGTTACGAAAATCTCTCCTAGTGGAAGAGCGTTGTGCTTCACAGCATCTCGCTGTGGCAAGTAAGCTGAAGAAACTACTTGATCGCCTTTAATCTTGAAATAGATGAAAGAGTCAATAAGTTTCAATCTGTTTACGAAACCAATAAAATTGTTTTGGTCTACTTTGTCAATGTGTAATTTCATGAATAAACTTTTTTTAGAAACGTTTGATATGATACTTATATGGAGTAATCTGGATTTGTTTCATAAAAAAGGGCAGAGATAGTAGCGAACGTTTCTCTGCCCAACCCGTTAACTATAACGGTCCTAAAATGTGCCTATATAAATATAGACACCGGAATTTTATCCATCGCAACTCAAGCAATCAGGATCCATTGCTCTTTGTGCTATATCTCCTCTAAGTACTGATTCAGTTCTCATATAATAAAGTGTTTTGATTCCTTGATTATAAGCTTCTAAATGTACTTGATTGATAAATTTAGGTTCGGCCTCATTTGGAAATGCTAAGTTTAATGAAACTGCTTGGTCGA